TTTGGCTGTCAAAGATGAATGGTTTAGTGACAGCAGCATTGATTTAAGATCTAAAGACGCCTATCAGGCTCTGCCAGGCTGCTGGTTGATGGAAATGTCAGAAATGGCATCAATCAGGCCCAGAGATGCACAGACAGTCAAGCAATTTTTGGCAAGTCAAGTAGACAAGTACAGGCCAAGTTTTGGCAGAAATATGGTTTCAAGGCCCAGGGGTACAGTCTTCTGTGGCACTACCAATGAAATTGAGTGGTTGAGCCCTGACCCAAGTGGGCACAGGCGATTTTGGCCAATCAAAGTGGGTGTCATCAACCTGCCAGAATTGCAAAGAGATGTGCACCAATTGTGGGCTGAGTCTGTTGTAGCATTTAAAAAAGGTGAAAGGTGGTGGCTTGAAGAAAATGGCAGCAGAGCCTTGGAGCAAGCACAAGAGGCCCACAGGCAAAGAGATTCTTGGGAAGATGCAATTGCATTGTGGCTGGCCAGGACAAGTGCAGATTTTACCATTCATGATGTTTTAAAAGATGCCATTGGCAAAGAGTCAGAAAACCAAACAAGATCTGACTGCATGAGGGCTGCAGCCATCTTGCATGGCTTGGGGTGCAGGAAATTAAACAGGGTCAGACTGAATGGCAGACAGGTTTATCCATGGACAAAAGGCAAGCCTGATGAGTCAACCTGACAAGGTTATCTCATGGTTGTCTCAAGCTGACTCAAGCATTGCACCTGCATAATTGTGAAATGAGTTTACTGAGATAACTTTTTCTCACAATTACGATAAAAAGGCAAAAATGATTTTTTGGGTAAACTATAGAAAAAGGCAAAAAGGTTGGCAAGGTTATCTCACTTTAATCAAAGTGCAGGTTGAATCTGCTTTACAAGTGGTCCAACCTTGCTGGTTTACCTTGGTTTTGTTGTCAGGTTATCTCACTCAATAGGCTATAATTCAGACCATGGGGGCTCAAATGGCATACAAGAAAACGAAAAAGAAGAAAGGCAAGGGCAAGAAGTGACCAAAAGGGGCAGAAAATCTGGGTGCACTGCTGCAGTAATCAAGAAGACAAAAGAGGCTCTTGAGGCAGGCATGACAAACCAGGCCACAGCAGACATGTTGGGGATAAACCAGGCCACTTTTTACAGCTGGATAAAAAAGGCAGAAAGTGGGGTAGGTGATGCCAACATGGTCAAATTTGCCAAGACGGTAAAAGAGGCCAGGGCAGTTAATTGCAGAGTGATGCTTGATGTGGTCACTGCTGCTGCCATGTCCGGCCATTGGTCTGCAGCAGCTTGGATTTTAGAAAGGCGCCACAATTTCAGAAAAGATGTGCCCATTGATGTGGCACCTGACAACACTGATGCTGTTGTTGATTTGTCAACACCAGAAGGCAAAAAGCAGATTGTCAAAGCATTAAAGGCTTTGCCTGTTGACTTGCTAAAAGAAGCATTGGCAGAGGTGGCATAATGCTTGACCCTGTTAGCTTTCTAATGACTGCCTCTAAAGATTACCAAGCAGATGGCCTGAGCCGGTATTTGATAGAGCCAGCAGGGCCAAGGGGTGGCATGAGCCCACCACAAGAGATGTTTCACAGAAGCCAATCAAGAAAAAGAGCGTTTATTGCTGCCAACAAAATTGGCAAAAGCTTGTGGGGCGCTTGTGAAGCTTGGTGGCATTTGTTGCCAGGCACGCACCCATTTAGAGAAACACCACCAGCAGGCACAATGGGGTGGGTGCTTTGCTCTGACTTGCGCCAGGGCTGGCAAACCATCAGCCATGTGCTGCATGAGATGGAACCACCAGGAGTGTTGCACCCTGCTTGCCAGTATGTGCCAGGTGTGGGCTACCAATACAGAGGCAGCAAGCAATTGATGCTTGCCAACAGAAGCAGCCTGGTGGGCAAAGGCTGTGAGCAATCTTTGCTTGCCCTTGAGTCTGCAAGGGTTGGTTGGCTGTGGGTTGATGAGCCACCAAAAGAAGCCCACTGGCATGCTGCCAGATCTCGCCTGTCCATGGACAAAGGCAACATGTGGCTGACTTGCACACCTGTTGGCAGGCCTTGTGGGTGGTTGCGTAATCTGCTTGAGGGCAACAATGAAGAAAGCATTGAAGCAGAGCCAGGGTGGTACATTGAGCACATTGAGCTGAGTGAAGAAAATGCACCACATAGGGATCCAGAAAGCATTAGGCTGCAAAGGGAAGAGTGCAGCCCTTGGGAGTTTCAACAGCGGATCTTGGCAAAGTGGGAAGGGCTTAGCAAAGACAGGTGGATCGATGGTTTTACTGAGGGCAACATCTTTACAGATGATGAGCAGCCCACCAACCTGCAGGCATTGGGGCTGGGTATTGACTGGGGTGAGCAGCCTGGCAAAACTGTTATTTACTTGATTGGCTGGGACAATTTCGCGTGTTGGGTATTGAGCGAACTAATACCTAAAAGCCCTGGCACACCTGCCAGCAATGCCAGAGAAATTACAGACATGATCCAAGCTTATGGCATCAGCCTGCATGATGTGGATGAATGCAGGGCAGACAGCAACAGCGCTGGTGCCTTAGGTGTTGGCTTTTCAATTAATGACTTGTTGATGAGAGAATTGGCCAAGATAGCTGGCAGCAGTCGCACCCCTATTGATGTAAAAGTGCCATACAAGAGAAGGGGATCAGTGGCTGCACGCACCAGGCTAATTAGCAGCGCTTGTGTTGATGGTCGCTTGAGGGTGCATGAATCTTGCTCAAGATTGATCCACAGTATGAGACACTGGCGTGGTGAGAATTCAGATCTCAAAGATCCGCTTGATGCAATGGGCTACATGGCAGAGGTTTGGTTAAGCCCTGGCAATCAGGGGCCAGGCCTGATGTTGATTGGGTAAGGGGTAAACAATGTATGAAATACCAACACAATACAGGCCAGACAATGCCTATGATCTGCAAAGGTGGGAGCAGCAAGGGCTTAGATATAGGCTTTTGACAGGGCAACACAGGGATGATGTTATAAAAGAGATCAGGCAAATGTTTGGGCAAAACATTTCAGCAGATCTAACCATCCACCCTGACCTATCGCGCAACAGCTTTAGAATGATTTGGCAGCAGTTGAGCACTGCTTACATTGAACAGCCCACAGTCACCCTTGATGGTTATGAGGGTGATTTGTCTGCAATCATTACATCAAAACTGTGGCCAATCAGGGCCACCCTTGATCTGTGGGCTTTGTCAATTCGCGAGTCATTGATCCGCGTTGACTGGCACACAGACACAAACCAGATCAGCTATCGGCCAGTAAGCCCAGACACCATCAGAACCATGAGGGCTTTGCCTGGCAAGCCTGATGAGCCTGGCATGCTTGAGGAAATAAGGCCCAGAGAAACAGCCAATGGTGAAATGATTTGGACAATTGAAACTTGGGACATAAGAAACCAACAGGCCCCAGTTTTTAAGATTGAGACAATTAATGCCCAAAATGAAAGGCAAGACGTAACAGAGCAATTTGCACCTGAATTGGTTGGCCAATATCCGTACATCATCAATGGCATTGCTTGTCTGCCTTATGTTTTGATCCATGCAGAAGTGGGCCACAAGCTGTGGGGCTTTCATGAGGGCTCAGAGATAGAAGCTGGGGCACTTAGGCTGATGGGTCTGATGAGCCATTGGTGTGAGGGCTACCAATCGAGCGCATACCCACAGCGCTATGCTGTTGACATAACAACACAAGCAGGCATTACCAGAAACTATGCAGGCCATCAGATTGAAGTGATACCCACTGATCACAAATCAATTCTAAAATTTAAAAGTGATGGGCCTGCAGGTGGTCAAATCGGACAATACAGCCCAGCCATGGAACCTGCCAGTGCAGCAGAAGCATTGACACACTATGAAAAAGGGCTGGCTATCTTTGCTGGTCTTAATCCAAGTGATCTGCAGGTAACCCAAGGCCAATCAGGCTATGCCATTGTAGTCAGCAGGGATGGCATGCGACGCCAGCAAAAAAGGCTTGAGCCTGCCAGGCTTGAAGCAGACAGAAACTTAATGGCCTTGGCTGCCAAAATGGTCAATGCTTATGCTGTGCCAAGCCCACAATTGCCAGAAGACCCAGAAGCCTATCAGATTGAGTATGGCAGCATTGAAGAGTCAGCCCAAGAGCAAAAGGCAAAGCTTGAGGCCATTAAGATGCAGATGGAGCTTGGCTTAATGTCAAGGGTTGATGCATATCGAGAATTGCATCCACAATGTGAGAGTGATGAGCAAGCAGTAAGCAAGCTGATTGACATTGATCGCATGGCACAGATTTTGGCTCAAAGTGAGCCAGCAAACCAGGCACCTGCCCCAGCAGTTGAGCAAACTGAGGAGCAGGGGCCACCAATCGCACCACCAGCGCAAGAGGTGACAGACTATGAGTGAAGAGCAGCAAGAGGAAAGCAAAGCAGCAGCCAACATGGTGCCAAGCTACCGATTGAAAGAAGAAGCAGACAAAAGAAGAGAAGCAGAGGCACAACAGACAGCTTTGGCAGAGCAATTAAAGGCCTTGCAAGCTGAGCTCACAAAAGCAACAGAAGCAATGGAAAGCATTAAAACAGGCCACAATCAAGACATGACATTGATGGGCCTTGGGGTAACTGACCCAGAGATCCGCGAATTTGTGAGAAGCCGATTTAGCAAGGCTGATGATGCTGGTAGCTTTGATGAGTGGATTGAAAACCAGAAGGCAAAACCAAGCCCATTGCTGGCACCATTTTTAAAGACTGCAGCACCACCACCAGAAGCAAAGCCAGCAGAAACAGAAGCCAAGCCAGTTGAGCCAGAAACCAAGACAGCACCAATTGGCAACCCCAATGCAGGGGCCAACCAGCCAGCCAGCACTAATGGCAAGACATGGGCCAGAGATGACATAAAAGCCGTCATGGCTCAAAATGGTGGCAGGCTTGGTGCCAATAAAGATGCCATCCTGAAAGCATTGGCAGCAGAGGGCTTGATTAAAAGCAGGGCTTGACACTGCAGGGGCTTGGCCGATAGGCTCACAAAGCAGGCCCAGCCCCTGATTTGGCTGACATTAACGATCAACAAATTAGGGAGGCCCAAAAAATGGCCAACATTACTTTTGCCAATTTGTCCAGCAATGGTGGACGTGTAGCACAGGTGCTCAGTGCTCTTGTGCTTGAAAAACTCTATGACTCTGTGGATTTACGATCCGTGATGACCAATGTGCCTTTTCAGGCTCTCGGCTCTAACACCATGGATGTAAGCCAGAATGCAGTACCCTTGGCATTCAGTGGCGCAAGCTCTGAAACGTCTGGTGGTTTTTCTGAGTCTGCTTATTCAACTGGCAAATTTAGCTTGGCCCCTTCTCGGTATTCGATCCAATACAAAGTTTCCGATCTTTTTGGCATCACTGGTGGGCCTATTGATCTTGATTCTGTGGTTAGTCGCATTGTTGAAGGTGTGAGCCTGACCATGACAGATCTTTTGTGTGACCTATTCCCAGCTTTGGCCAATGATGTTGGGCCTGGCTCTGGTGTTGATCTGGACACTGACAGCATTTTTGATGCTGTTTACCAGCTCAACAGTCAAAGCAATGTGGGTGGGTACACCTGCGTGCTCCACCCATCCCAGCTAAATGACCTGTTGAGCAGCTTGCGCGGTGAAGTGGGCCCAGCCCAATTTATGCCTGCATCTGCAGAGATGTTGGCCATTGCTGCTAAAGGGCCTGGCTTCAAGGGCAGTTGGATGGGGATTGATTTTTATCAGTCTGACTCTGTAACCAAAGTCAACACT